CAACGAGGTCAAGTTAAATACGAGCATTCAACTGATGATATGATATTTAACACAAGTGCTGCTGAAGTACTTAGACTATATGATTTAAAGGTTGCAACTAATGGTGAAACTGCTGCTGATGTTACTGATGGTGGACTTACTTTACAACAAGGTGGTAATGATGGTAGAGTCTTAACTTTAAAATCTTCTGATGTTGCACACAATATTACTGGTGAAGCAGAATCAGACACCTATATGCAAATTAGAAAAGGTAGTGCTACTAAAGGCGGAATTAGATTGGATGCTATGTCTGAACAAGGTGGGGAAATAATGCAATTTATTGCTTTAGGAAATACAGATGGTGGCTCACCTAGTACAACAACTGGTACAGGTGGAACAGGATCTATTAGTTTTGGTGTTAATTTTATGTCTAATAATGATGGTGCTGCAAATGATAGTGTTGCTGATGCTGGTAATTTAGCTGTATTTAGAAACTTTACTGCTACTCAATTTATTATTAAAGGTAATGGTGCGATTCATTCTAACGCTGCTGCTGGTACTTATGATAGTTACGAAGATGCTCAGTTAGTAAGAGCTTTCGATTTAACAAATAAAAAAGGTGTAATTGCTTCTCAATTTGATAAGTATGTTTCTTATAATCACGATGCTTTAGCTGATGCTGAACTTGTTGGTAGAGATGAAGATGGTACTCCAAATATGATGATGAATATTACTGGATTTATTCAACTACACAATGGTGCTATATGGCAACAGTATGAAAAGACTGAAAGACTTGCTAACGCAGTATATGAACTTGCTAAAGCAGCAGTTGGTGAAAAAAAAGCTAATGAAATACTAGAACAAAACAAAATTAAATTATTAAACTAAGGAGAAAACAATGGCAATAACAGCAAATATGACAACTCACGATGGCACAGCACTAACAAGTGCATACGTTAGAGTGACGTCTACATACGTAAAAAAAATGGGTAGTGACTGGAAACTAGTCTACGATGTTGAAATCTATAAAGATAAAGCAACTCGTGATGACGCAACAACAGAGCAAACTATGCGTATTAATAATCAACACTTACAACATTTTAAGATTGATTACAGCCTTGACGCTTCTGATAATCCTGTTAAATTAGCTTATGCTGATTTGAAAACAAACAGCAAATTATCAAACGTAGCAGATGCATAGGAGAAAAAATGTTTACAATAAACGATAAAGAATACGATCAAACTACCTTATCTGATAAAGGTAAAGCAGTGTACTCTAAGTTAATGAGACTTGGTGAGCAAAAAGCTGACTTGGATATTGTCATAAACTATTGGACAGGACAGCTTCAAGCTGAACTGCCTAAAGAAGAACTTGCTGAAGATGACGGAAAGTCAGAATAGAGAAGCCATTATCCGCATTGAGGGTAAACTAGAGCTAATGGATAATAAGCTCAATACCCTCAAGGATAATCATCTATTTCATATCGAAAAAGATATGCGACAATTACGGACTTTAGTGTGGACTATTGGCATTACCGTATTTGCCCAGATGTTATTCTTGATTATTAGATCATTTAGCTAGTATTGCACATATAGGGTAAAGTAGTGTATAAATAGGTATGTCTAAAAACTCAGTCATACTAGTTATTTCAGATACACACTGTCCTTACCATCATCCAGATTTAATTTCATTTCTTACTGCTATTAAAAAAAAGTACAAGCCTGATCGTGTTATACACATTGGTGATGAAGTTGATTCTCATGCCATAAGTTTTCACGACAGTGATCCTGATTTATACAGTGCAGGTGCCGAACATCAAGCCTCACTACCTACCATACATGAAATGGAAAAACTGTTTCCTAAAGTAGATCTGATGGACAGTAATCATGGTTCGTTAGTCTATCGTAGACAGAAGGCTAGTGGTTTGCCAAGAGCTGCCATGAAGTCTTATAATGAGTTCTTACAAGTAGGGACTGGTTGGAAGTGGCACGATGATCTTCTTATCACCATGTCCAATGGTCAAGAGGTTTACTTCTGTCATGGCAAGTCAGCTAACGTGTTAAAGGTAGCACAGCAATATGGTTGTCCAACAGTGCAAGGCCACTATCATAGTTCTTGCTCCATACAGTACTGGGGAAACCCTAATAATTTAAACTGGGGTATGCAAGTAGGCTGTCTTATAGATGCTAAGTCACTAGCTTTCGAATATTGTAAAACCCAAAAGTCTCGACCTATTATTAGTTGTGGTATCATCATAGATGGTTTACCAAAATTGTTACCAATGGTCTTGTCAAAGGGTGGTAAATGGAATAAAGTCTGTCCATGAGTTCGTTTTATGAACAAGTTGGTGGTGAACATTACTTAGACTTCAAGATTCAACCTATGGAATTTTTTATAAAGAATAAAATAGGTAAAGCTGAAGGCGATGCTATTCAGTATATCATTAGAAAAAAAGGCTCTCGAATTGAAAACCTCAACAAAGCAATACACGTATTGCAAATGTTGATAGAATTAGAAAATGACTGAAGTGGCAAGATTTCAAACACCAAACAGAATGTACTCACATAATGTGAGAATTACAGTAGACGACAATCCTCTCAATGCTATCCTTGATTATGTATTTGATGAAAATGGAATTTTACCTGTAGCAATATGGATTAAAACTAAAAAGTCAGAGTCTACATTAGATAGAGAACTTCGCAGTTCTAGTAAGGCAGTATCATTACTATTACAGTATGGCTGTCCACTAAAAGATATTTCGGACACTTTTACTAGAGATAGTATTATAGGTTCAGTAATTTGGTACATAAATAAAAACATAGAAGATATTCTTTCAGGTAATCAACCTGACAAGACTCCCAACTTATCGACCCAGCCGACAGGATATACAATTAAATAGGAGGCACTAATGCCATTTGAAATGATTACCATGCTGGGTAGTACCATGCTTGGTGGATTGATGACTGTATGGTCGCAATCTATTAAAGCCAAACAATCTGAACAAAAAATGTTATTGGCAAGAGCTGATAAACAAGCAGAGATATTTAAAGAAGCACGTGAATACGAAAACGTAGGCTTCCAGTGGACTAGACGTATTATTGCTTTAACAGCAGTATTCTCGATTGTAGTCTTACCAAAGATACTTCCCTTAATAGACCCACAAGCACAAGTGATTGTAGGTTACACAGAATTTAAACCTGGCTTCTTATTTTTAGAAGGTAAAGAAATTATGAAGTGGGTACCTATGGCACATAGAGGTATCGTCATAACCCCATTAGATACTAACCTTGTATCAGCTATTATTGGTTTATACTTTGGTGGATCATTAGTTAAAAAATGATGTTCTTTGTTATAACCATCATGCTGACATTTAGTGGTGGAGAACAACTTACTAGAGAATATAAATTAAAATCATTTGACGATACTTGGGCGTGTTGGGAATTTATTACCGACCATAAGGTTGAGTTGTTAGCTCCACACCTTATTGACTACGGTGATGAGATGACAGGTTTTGAATTTTACTGCGAGAGCAGATATGGAGAAGAAGTATGATGAGAAGTATAGGTATAGCTGTAGTTATCACAGTAGGTATGTTGTGGGCTTTTAGTGCATTAATGGATTCTGCAATAGCAGATGTTACTAGTTCTGGTGCAACTGACAATGATCAGGTAAATTCTAGTGGCTCAAATACAGCCATAACAGGAGGCTACTCATCTTCTGCTAGCACTACCTATAGCACAGGGTCAAGTAGTAATACCAATACAACTAATACAACTAATGCATACACTGGTGATTCCAGAGTAGTACCTAGTGCATCAGCTCCTGCTATATCTAGTATGTCGCAAGACTTATGTACTGTAGGTATATCTGCTGGTGGTCAAACTTTTTCGTTTGGTGCTAGTCTTGGTATGACGAAGCGTGATTTAAATTGTGAAAGACTTAAACTAGCTAAAGCTCTGCATGACATGAACATGAAAGTTGCTGCGATTGCTATTATGTGTCAAGACTCAAGAGTGTTTAGTGCAATGCACATGGCAGGTACTTACTGTCCTTACAATTCAAAAATTGGTAGTGAAGCAAAAACTGAATGGGAAAAGTATGGTAAGCTAAGACCAGACTATGAGGAGTATGTTAAGACTCTACGCATTACAGAACAAATAGATAATGAAATATTAAAGGATATAGATGATAGTCAGGTTATTAATTATTCTGGTGGTACTATTAAACTCGGTAACGAGTAACGCAGACGTAGTTACAATTACAGAGAACCTACCTAATCCGGGTGACAAGACTACTACCACAGTTACATACAATACTAGCTACACTACTACTGGTAATCTAATTAGTCAGGACTTTACTGATGGTACTTGGTTTGGAACTAATCAGTCAACTAGACATGGCAATGGAACTATTGCAGGTGTACATGGTAAGTATGTAGAAACAAAAATACATCAAGCAGATGGTGGTTTAAGTAATAGTTTATCTGAAGGCTTTACATCTAAGTTAGCTGCTGACATTTGGTTTTGGAATAAGAATCAACAGTCTGTAA